AACCAGAGGGTGATCATCGTGATCCGCAACTTTGGCAAGAAGCAAATCCTGGCATTAGCGATATTGTGGATTTAGAGGATTTCGAATCTGCCGTTCTTAGAACACCAGAGGCAGAGTTTAGAACTAAAAGAATTAATTGTTTTGTAAGTACAACAACTGCCTGGTTACCAACTGGATCATGGGAAGCAATCATTGATACAGAGCGTGAGGATATTTTAGGTGAGGATGTAGTTCTTGCTTTCGATGGTGCATTCTCAAACGATTCAACTGCATTAGTTGCTTGGTTCTTGGGTGGAGAGAAACCACATTTAAAAGTTGTTGGAATATGGGAAAGGCCGCAAGATGCAGAGCAAGGTTGGTTTGTACCAGTTGCCGAAGTTGAAAAAACTATAATAGATGTTTACAGAGATTCCAGATTCCAAGTTAGAGAAGTTGTATTCGACCCAGCAAGATGGCAACGAACATTCATGGTGCTTGACGAAAACGGCTTACCAGTTGTTAGTTATCCAAACTCGGCGGAACGAATGGTACCTGCAACGCAAAAGTTTTACGAAGCCGTCGTTAATGGATCATTTACTCACGATGGTGATGAACGCTTGGCCCGTCATATCGCTAACTGCGTTACCAAACAATCCTCAAGAGGAGTAATGGTCGCCAAGGCTTCAAGCCGTCGCAAGGTAGATGCCGCAGTTGCTTCAATCTTTGGTTATGATCGAGCCACGCAACCGCCTGAACCGAAGGCACCGCTAACTAGATATTTCACGATTCAAGTTTAAAGGGGGCAAAATGAAAAAAATAAATCCTACTTTGTTGGTTGAAGTAGCAGGGGTTGCCTGTGTAACAACAGGCTTAGCACTTCTTTCAGTTCCACTTGCACTCATTGCAGTTGGAAGTTTTTTAGTTTGGATTACAGAAAAGGCTAATTAATGAATCTTTCAAGAGCATTGCGCCAGGCTGGTGAAAAGCGAGCAACTAACCAATTTGTTGAACCGCTAGTTCCAGGTCGCCCAGCGTACAGTTCACCAGCAGGAGTTGTAGTTTCATCTGAAACCGCAATTCGTATGAGTACAGTTTATGCCTGTGTTCGTTTGCTCGGAGATACAATTTCATCTTTGCCAATGGGCGCCTATGTTCGCAGAGGTCGCCAACGGATTTCTTACGCCGCAGTTTATGGCGATGTTCCAGCATGGGTGAATAAGCCAAATAGTGAACTAACTCGAATGGAATTTTTAGAGCAAGTTCTTTCCTCATTAAATTTAAGAGGCAACGCTTACATCCTTACAGTTCGTGATGATATGGGCGATGTTGTAGAACTTTATTGCATCAATCCTGAATCAGTAAGAATCGTTCGCAAAGGCCCTAATGAACCTTTGGTTTATGAAGTAACAGTTAAAGAATATGATCCAGCAGGTGGAGTTTACTCTCAAGATTTTAATCAGAAAGTAATGACCCTAACCAAAAATGAGTTATTGCATATTCCACTATTCCTACTTCCTGGTTCTTTATACGGCTTAGGCCCAATCGAGGCAGCAAGAATTACAATCGGTTCAGTAATGGCAGCCGATACTTACGCTGCATCTTATTTCGGCAACGCTGCTAACCCTGGCGGAATCATCGAAGTACCTGGTGAGATGACCGAGGAACAAGCAACAAGCATTGGCCGTGATTGGAATATAACTCACTCAGGCCCTTATCGTGCAGGTAAGATTGGCGTGCTAACAGGCGGCGCACAATTTAAACCACTTGCATTAAATGCCCAGGATGCTCAGTTATTAGATACACGCAGATTTGGCCTTGAAGAAGTTGCAAGATTATTTAGAGTTCCAATTTCACTTCTTGGCCATCCAGTTGCAGGAGCAATGAGTTTTGCTAGCGTTGAAGCGCAGAACCTTTCATTCGTACAGCACTCATTGCGCCCATTGCTAGAAAGAATTGAGCAGGCTCTTTCATCATTGCTACCTGAGAAAGATGGATTTGTTAAATTCAATCTTGATGCGCTTTTGCGTGGCACAACAATTGAGCGTTATGATGCTTACACAAAAGGTTTGCGTGAAGGTTTCTTGAGCCTTAATGATGTTCGTGCAATTGAAGATTTATCACCATTGGGTGAGGCTGGCGATCAATACAGAGTTCCACTGCAAAACATTGATGCCGCAGATGCTAAAGATGTTGGTTTGAAGTTAAGAACTGAAATCGCTGCTCAACTTATTCAGGTTGGTTTTGATCCAGCCGCAGTTAATGAGGCAGTTGGCCTACCTAAGATGAAACATACTGGAGTTCCAAGTAGTCAGTTGCAACAGGTTTCATCAATTGATCCAGGCGATCCAGGTGCAGTTTATGAGGTTAAGAGCCGCAGAAATGATAATCAACAAACTGTTGTAAATGTTCCAGAGCCAACAGTTAATGTTGCTGCTCCTAATGTAACTGTTGAGCCAGCAATGGTAATGCTTGAATCACCAGAGGTTAATGTTGCTGCGCCTAATGTAACTGTTGAATCTCCAACAGTTCAGGTAACTAATACCATTGAACGCAAGCGAGTTCGCAAGAAGGTTAAGCGTGATAAGCAAGGCCGCATTGATGAAATCGTTGAGGAGTTTATGGAGGCTGATGAATAATGCCAACAGGCCTTAGTAATTACCTAGCAAATAAGTTTCTTGATGCAGTTGGAAATGCAACTGCTTACTCATCCGCTAATGTTTATGTAAAACTTCATATTGGCGATCCTGGTGCGAACGGCACTGCAAACGCTGCTACTGAAACAACTCGCAAATCAGTTTCATTCAGCGCAGCCTCAACAGGTGGCTTAACTTCAGATGCAGATGTATCTTGGGAAAATATCGCAGGTTCAGAGGATGCTACATTCTTCACAGTTTGGGATAATCTAACCGCAGGCAATTTCTTATTCTCAGGAACTGTTGCTGGAAATGCCTACACTGCTGGAGATACCTTTACAATTCCAAGCGGATCACTAACAGTTTCTTTAACTTTAGCGAGTTAATAAGTGGCTGAGTTTGTTCTAAATTCATCACAATTAGATGTTGATGTTTTAGGGCCAATCACCTTCGCAACAGCAACGGCAAATCTAGGTTCATCCACTGCCAATGCCAATGCGGAAATAACAAATCTAGTTTCAGCCTCAGCGCCATTAGGCGGATTATCTGCCAGCGCAGTTATTCCAACAGGTGAGGTAATCCTTAGCCCTGTTGGTCAGCCAAATTATATTCAACCAAATTTCCCTGAAATTATTGAACCTGAACAAATAACAGTTTCAATAAAGATCGCAATTGCTAGCACAAAACTTGGCAAGTTATCAAGTCAATCAATCTCTCAAATTGATTTCTCTATTCTTGATGATGATGCTGAAGTTTTACTCTTAGTTTAGGAAATCAATGCCATATTTAATATCTGATACGCAAAGTGATTGCACTGGCTGGGCAACTGTTAAAGAAGAATCAGATGGTTCTTATACAACTATCGGCTGCCATGCTTCAAAGCAAGATGCAATAGATCAGATGGTTGCAGTTTCAATTGCTGAGGGATTAGAGCCAGGTGGTGAAGTAAACACTAGGGCGGTTGATTTAAGTGTTCCATCCTTTATTCAAGAAAACGCAAAGCGTGGATTGAAGTTTTATGAGGAAGGTTTTGGCGGAGATGGATTAGTTCCAGCCACCATTGCAGCAGCGAGAGATTTGGCTGCTGGAAAAGTAACAGAACCAAAAGTTAGAAAGATGGCTCCCTGGTTTGCTCGCCATCAAGTTGATGGTAAGGCACCTAAAAATAATGATCCATCCGATCCAGGTTATCCAGGAGCAGGCTTAGTTGCCTGGCTTCTTTGGGGTGGGGATAGCAATTTTTCAGATAGAGCGCAGAACTGGGCGCAACGCAAAATTGATGCTCTGAATGCAGAGGCAGAATCAAGGAGAGAAATGAAAAAGATTGAACGCCGCACCTATGTAGTTAAAGATGTGCAAGCAAGATCAGCAGAGGATGGCACAATGCGCCTTGCTGGTTATGCAGCAGTTTTTAATGAATCAAGTGTTCCGCTACCATTTAAAGAATCAATTGCACCAGGAGCATTTCGCAAAACATTAAGTGAAACTCCAGATGTGCGCTTACTTATTAACCACGAAGGTTTGCCACTAGCACGATCAAAGAATGGCACGCTAACACTTACTGAGGATGATCGTGGATTATATTTTGAAGCGGAGTTAGCCGATACAACTGAGGCCCGTGATATTTACAAACTGGTAGAGCGTGGCGATGTAGATCAAATGAGTTTTGCATTCCGAGTTATTCGCCAAAAGTGGAGCGAGGATCGCAGCCGTAGAATTTTAACTGAGGTTTCATTAGCCGATGGAGATGTTTCAGTTGTTACCTATCCAGCCTACCCAACTACAAAGGTTGAGGCTAGAGAAAAACTTGCTAAAGCCCTTGAGGCAGCAAAGTCAGGGCGAGATGTTAGCCCAGAGGATATGCTAATTTTACAAAGTATATTTTCTGACCTAGATGAGGGCCATGAATATATTATGAGAGCCTTTGAGGTTATGTCTAGTTATTTAGACCAAGATTCATCTACCTATGAAGATGATGAAAATGATAATGATGTGCGTGCCGTTGATGTAGTCGGCGATTTTGTAGAATGGGATTCAAGCGGAGGCACTGCTAGAGGCAGGATTGAGCATGTAATGCGAGAGGGAGTTCTTGGAATTCCTGATTCTGATTTTAGTATTGAGGCTGAGGAAGGCGATCCAGCAATTCTAATTAGAATTTATAGAGAATTGCGTGATGGATATGTTGCAACTGAAACTTTAGTTGGTCATAAATCTAGTGAACTTCGCAGCATTCCGCCTCTTAAAGAACCAACAGATGAGGCGAGCCGTAAGATTTCATTACGCCTAGCGCAAGCAATAATAAACAACACAAAATAAATTTCTGTTGTAAAAATACAGCAGATGAAGTCGGAGCGAACTGCACACCCTTTAGCGCCGTGCAAGGTATCGCCACCACCTCAATTTTCAACTAACCAAGGAGTTAAATTAATGTCTTACTTAGACAAAGTAATTGAACGCCGTGATGCAGTGAAGGCAGAGATGGATGCAGTTCTTGAGGCAGTAGCCGCAGAGAATCGCACCGATCTAACTGCTGAGGAAACAACTAAGGTAGATGCTCTAGTTGAAGAATCACGCTCACTAGATTCAAAGATTGAAAACCTAAAGACCCAGGCAGATGCAGATGCAAAGGTTGCTGAAGTTCGTGCAGCAGTTGCAGATGTAGCAATGCCAAAGGTTGGCGGTGCAAAGGTAACCCGTGAGGAGCGTACCTATACTGAAAATTCAGAAGCATCATTTATTAGAGATGCTTACAATTCTCAGTTCAAGCAAGATTTCAGTGCTTCAGATCGTCTTGCTCGCCATATGCGCGAGGAAGAAGTTGAGCGTCGTGATGGAACAACTGCAAACTATGAAGGTTTAGTGGTTCCTCAGTATCTCACGAGTTTAGCCGCAGGCCTTGCTCGGGCTGGTCGTCCGACCGCAGATTTCGCAACTAATAAGATTGCGCTACCAGCGGCTGGAATGACTTTAAACATTAGCCGTATGACTACTGGAACATCAACAGCAATTCAACAAACTCAGGCAACTGATGTTTCTGAAACTGATGCTGATGATACTTTGCTAACTGTAAATGTTCGCACTATCGCTGGACAGCAAGACCTATCACGCCAAGCAATTGAGCGTGGAACAGGAATTGATGCCTTTGTAGTTGGCGATCTAATTCGTTCATGGCACACAACATTGAACTCAGGAATTATCAATGGTGCTGGAACTAACGGAACTATCAAGGGTATTCGTGCCTCTGGTGGAAACGCAATCACCTTCACTGCAACAACT